TGATGTAGCGCTTGAAACTATATTTTGGGGCCTAGCGCCTAAAGCTAAAACAACTGCGTCTGCTAAATAATCTAATCGACCTGCTGTTGACGTTTCAAAATAAATATCTAAAACAGATATAAAAGGATTAGTTTCAAATACAACTAAGTTATCTCTTACGGTTCCTACACCAGCATAATTAACACCTAGCCCATCTTCAAGCTCACCTAATAAAGGATTTTTATTTGCTAAATAAAATTCATTATTTATACTATTAGAGTTTGGAGTTCCATTTTGTAAAAAACCTTGATCACTTAAAGTACCTATAGAAATAACGTCTTTAAATTCAGTTCCGCTTTGTTGCGTTTGTGTTCCGGCTGTATCAATTATTTTAGGTAATAATCTTGCTTGAGAACCCTGTGTTCCATCTTCTTCATTTAAATCTGTAACATCTCGAGGGACCTTGTTTACATTATCACCATGCAACACTATCCAAGACCTTGTTTCACCCGAAGGTGTACCATCAACAATTGTTGGTGCATATACATTATAATATTGCAATTGTGTTTGTTTAACAACAAACTTATAAGAATACCAGCCTAGTGGATTAGTATTTTTATTATAAAAATCTGCTTCATCTAATAATTGATTAAAATCAACTTTTATAACACTATGCTTCCAGGAGTTTTGTCCATTAGTAACAGTCCCTGTTTTAGGATCTACAAATGTTGTAGATTTATCTGGTAAAAATACACTTGATTGTCTTCCGTATCTATCAGAAAAAACAATACCTACAGAATATTCCCTATTAGATTTTACAGAGGATAATAAATATTGATCATTGTAAGCACTTTGATCACCGCTTTTAACTTCAAAATCATTAGATTTTAATACATTGTTTAGTCCTCTGTTTTGTAAAAAATTACCATATATAATTCTATTTCCTGAAACTTCTTGAGTTTTTGCTTTTATAGGTATAATATCCGAAACTCTTATTATTTCAGATTCAGGTAACGTTTGTACAGGCTTTGTTGATTCATAAATAAATTCATAAACATAAGATAACTTAGCGGAATTAGCTGTTAATTTTTCAGCTCTATATGTTATTTCACTATCTTGTGGAAAATCAATAGTATCTACAACTTTTATAGCGGGGCTATTTGATTCAGAATATAATATTTGTATTTTTTTAATTTTTAATGGATTGCCATATGCAGCTATATTATTAAAAAAGTATAATCTAGTATTATCAATTATAGAAGGATTTATAGCGGTTGTTGTTGTTAATGTTGTGCTTTTATTACCCCCGTTAACTACATAAGTATCGCCTCTTTCTGTAACTAGTGTATCTGTATCTGCTATAGTGCCGTTTACAGTATCTATAGTTTGACTAGTACCAGATAATATTCCATTAGCGTTACAAGCAGCGTGATTTGATTTTTCAACATTACAAGGTAAAGTTATTTTTAAATGTACTTTATTTGCAAGATTTTGCATAACATTTACAGTTGTTTGCTTTACAATATTATCTTCATCTTGAGAAGTTAATAAACCAGCTTCATCATTACCAATACCAAAAGCGCCTAATTGCATACTTTTACCAAAGCCGGGATGAAAACATGTTTGAGTAAATGGAGATATCAATGAATATTCATTATTTTCATATTGAAACCTATATGCAAATTTTACAAATTTATCTTCTATATGTTCGCTTTTTATATTTGCATCAACAGCTAACGCAACTGTTGGAGCGTCATATGGTGCAAATTGAGCAACACTAATTTTATCTTCTAAATATTCATCATCATAATATAAACTTCCGGTCCCGTCTGGTTTTAAATTAGCTAAAGCTGTTTTTATATTTATTCTTCTTGGTTGATTATAATTGTCTGTCCAAAATAATAAATCATCAATTATATTAACATGTAATATCGGATGAATTTTTGAAAAGTTTAATCTAAAACTATTGACTAACAACACTGGTTGATTGCTGCTGCCAACTTTATAATAATATATTCTACACAACTTATTACTAGCCGCTACTGTAAAGTTTTTTGTTTCATCTGAGGTAGTTCCAGTAAAATTAGTTACAAACCAAAATATCTCACCAGTAATACTATGAGCATAGTACCCTATAGTATCAACATCTGCGCCTAAGCTTAAAACACCGCTTGAGTATAAATAATCGTTTCCTTTTATACTTTGAACGGTGCCTACATTAGAACTATCAGATTTTGCTACAGTAATATTAAATGCTTCTCTATATTGTCCATTAGGTAATATTCTATCATCAAGGTCTCTATTCATTTTACCTTGAAGAAAATTATTCTTTATTTCTGGCATATTAATATTATATATATGTTTTATTTTTTAAAAGTAAAATATCCTGAAGAAGATTTTTTAAGATTAGGATTATTTCTCATTTGTTTTTCTACATTTTTAAAAAACGATTCTGGCATTTTAGTTACTTTTTCTCTAGTAGTTTTTCTGCTAGATTTAACTTGTTGAGTAAAACTTTTTGGATTTTGCATTAATTTTTTTACTTGTTGACTAATTCCACTAAGTATATTTCTACCCACAAAGCCTGATCTTGATAAATATTGTCCCGGAGTTCTAGAAAAAGCTTTTACTATATTAGACACTCTACCAAAACCAGGAGCAGTACCGCCTCTGAATTTTGGCATATTAGAAGTATTAATTCTAGCATAACCTTCTTGTACAGTTTTTCTATTACCGGATTGTCCGCCGTAATTTAAAGGCTTTTTTGTATTGTACATTTTTTCTGCACTTGTTTTTTTAGGAAATATTGGCATAACTTTATTTTTTATGGTTATTTAATTATTTTAGATTTACCTCTCATAACTTGAGTAAGTTCACCTATTTTTAAACTAGATAATCTTATTTTGGCATTTCTAGTTGCTGCTCTTCTTTCCTTTCTAAATCTGTTTATAATATATTCGGGGAAAGCTTGCATTGTGCTTGCTATAGCATATGTTATATATTTATACATAGCGTCTTCAGCAAACTTGTGTATTTTCATTTCGTCATCGGTACCTAAACCATCAGATACATATTTTAATGTAATATTTTTATTTACTAATTCACTACTAAAACCTATTTTTCCGTTTGCTTCGTCAATTATAAAAACACCATTTTGTTGTGATAGCTCAGGTTCTAATCCATATCTTTTTCCAAACTCTGTAATTCTTTCAGCTAAATAAGACCCACTAAAATTAACTTGTTCGTCATTATATGTTCCTGTTATATTACCATGCTCAAAGTTTTTAAAATTTGTATCTGTTACAGGCGTACCTGTTAATAAACTACCATCATTATCAAAAAGATAGTTATAATCATCATCTTGTAATATAGATTGAGATGGCTTAGATGTATATCTCGCTGGATAAACAATATGTTCAACACCGGCTTCGTCTACAAAAGATATTCTAACATAATGAACATAATCATGAGGCATGGGTACTGATAAACTAGGCCCAACCTGCAGCTCTTGTATTTTTTCAACTCTAGATATATCATAAGCAAATTCTTGTATACCTCTTTTTGCATGAAATAAAACATCTGTTCTTTTGCACGTAGGTATTAATTTACCATCCCCAACAAACGCAAACATATAATTATTAATAATATCCTGCAAAGATACATATCTATAATCACCGTGCTTTTGTTTTAATAATATAACTAAAACTATATCGCCAGCCGTTCTTCCTGAACCAAATGTTATTTGACCATTACCGGAGTTATATGTATATAAATCGTCATCAACTTCAGATCCGTTTATACGAATAAGAAATTCTGATTCTGCTGTTGGTAAACTAGCAAACGTTAATGTAAAAACCGTTTGGTTAGATGTAGCGGTAAACTGTTGACTATTATCATAGTACTGACGATTTGTTTGTGTTATTAACCCCATTTATTTTAACTTTGTAATTGTATTTGTTTATTTTCTTCAGCTGAAGCCGCTTGTATAACAGCAGTGTCTTCAATTACTAACCCAGCATATTTTAGTATTCCTATAACAAGTTGCACTCTATCTGATTCATGCAAAGTAAAAGGAACATCAGCGCTATCATTAAATGTTAATGCGCCGGTTACATTATTTACAGTATGAGCCCAAACTGGGTCATCAGGTACTTTTATATATTCAATAGATATACTTCCCGTTAAAGAAGGATTAGTTATAATCTCTGTGTCTGTTTGATAATATATAGGAAATGATGTTGTTGGTTTTGTTAAAGGTGAAGATAATAAGTATGATAAGCTTTTTTTATTAACTTTTTCTAATTGAATAGTTTTATTAGTTATACTAATATTTATTGTTTTATATAAATCAGTGGGTACGGCAACTTTACCATTAGATAAAGTTAAATCATTAGCTTTATAAAATGGATCAATTTTTTGTTCAATTTTTTCAGGTATATTGCCATAATCGTTTACAGCAAATCCTCTTGTATGTTTTACAACAGCTTTGTTATAATCATGAAAATTTTGATCTAGTATGTCAAGCTGCACTTGTGCACCTATTTTATTAAATTCATCAGGCGTAATAAAACCCCTAGATTCTTTATTTAATATTGATAATACTGTTTTATATACTTTATCAACTGATATTGCCATAATGTTTTTTTATATAATGATTAAGCCGCATATAGCGGCCTAACCACTATAATAGACTATTTAAGTTTTTTTTCTATTGTTTGATAAACTTCAACGCCCTCATCTGTTTTAAACCATGCAGCCAATGCTGAATATGGATTTTCATCAAACGGAACTGTTATAAGTTTTCTACCAGTAGATGCCCACTCAAATGTTCTTTGATCGCTTGAAAGAGTAATAATATTATTTTCTACAGCTTTTATACCCATATTTCTAATATTGATATTTTCATCATTAGCTAGTTCTAAGAATAATTTTGGGTTGTTTCTAGCAAATATTAATAAATCTCTTTTAAGTTCCTTAGAAGTCATCTTAGATACTTCATTTCCTAAATCTGAACGCAATATCGCTTCTGCATGATCAATATCAATTTTTTGAGCAGTATTCATTGCTTCTAACTCTAGTTCAAGAACATCTAAATCTTCTTCTGCTATTTGAACAGGATTAAATTCTTCAAATTTTTTACCATTTAAAGGATGTATGTCAAGAAATTTTTGTAATGTTTGTTTTTCTTTTGGCACAAATAATTTACCTTCTCTAAACGCTACATGCTCTAGCCTTTCAACACCTTTCATTTCATCTGCAAATATTGTTTTTTGGTTTGAGCAATATTTTATTTCTCTCTCGTAACCTTTTTCTTCGTCAAACCATAATATACCTTTGCTTTTTAATATATAAACAATAGGCGTTTCATTTATGGTTAATTCGTATAACTTGTCTTTATAAACAGGCTTTACGACTGCTTGTTTTTTTTGTTTTGTTTTTTCCATGATATAATATAATAAAAGTTAAAAATAAAAGGCTGGGTGCCGGAGCACCCGTCCCTTTATATAAAATAAGTATTAAGAATCAAATCTGATAAAGTTGTTAGCAGCTTGAACTACTAAACATCTTTCTGATAGATAATGTACTTCCATCTTGTCAACACTGTTGCTAGTTGGTCCACCAACTGATCCAGTAATCCAAGTTTTTAGTTTTCTATCATCAGCTTCTGATGCTCTATATCTTACGTGCAAGAATGGTCTCTTGATGTTTTGACCAAGATTTTGATCATATACAGAAGACGTACCAGCTGGAACTAATACTCCTTCTAAACCACCTACTAAACCTCTTGTTGACTTATCGTTTAGGTATTTCCAGTCAGTTTTATAGAAGTCATAAGAACCTCTTCTAAATCCTGTAAATCCTAAATTTAATGCCATGTCTTGAGAGTTATTAAATACGCCAAAAGATGTACCACCATCAAAGTTAGCGTTGATAGCTCCTAACATATCATCAATTCCTAAATTAGCACCTCTATCTAAGAATAACATGTTTTCTTCAATAGATCCTTGCTTATCTAGTTCTTGTAATAATGTATCAAAACTTGCTAATACTGGGTCTGAACCATCGTCAAAAATTCCAGTACCAACAATACCTCTAGAACCGATTGCTGAAAGTAAACCTTCTGATCCAGCAGGAACAGCAGCGTCAGCATTAGCGTGAGACTTTTCAGCCTCAACCATTACCATTTCTAAATAGTCTTCAAATCTTTTAGATGTATCTCCTTGAGATTTTAAATACCATAAGAATCCGCCTTGTCCGCTTTCGCCAGAAACTTCAATCCAACCAATTTGTCCAGCGTCTGATCCATTGATTTCAAAGTGATCTTTAATAATCAAAGGCTGATTACTTAAAGACAAAAACTTCGGTTCAATAGATTCCTGCATTGTGTCAGTTCCTTTTCCAAATTCAGAACCATAAACAAATAGTTTAATAGTTTGGTTTGAGTTATCTGTAACACCAGTCAAATCACCAATTGTAGCAGCATTTCCATAAGGTACAATCACGGGGTTTGTACCCACTGATTTTACAAATCCTTTAAATACTACACCTTCAACAACAGCTACCACTGTGTTGCCTACTCTTAAAGTATGTGCAACATCTGATCCGCTAACGTCATCGATATTTTTAATTCCTGATAATGCACCAGTTCCTGTTGCAACTGTTGCTTGATATGCAATATGCAATCTACCTTGCTCAGACCAAATAACTTGATCAGAAGCCATAGGCATTTCTGCACCTAACATTTGAATGAATCCAGAAATTGATCTGTCTCCATATTTTTCTATCTCTTCAGAATATAATTCTGGTAGATATTGTTGAGCCCAGCCATTATTTCTTATATCTAAATAAGAACTAGCTAGAGTCATTTTTTGAGTGCTGGGAGTGACTAAACCGCCTGTCCCAACTGCAAAACTTGTACTTGCCATTTTTTAATTAATTTTTTAGGTTTTAATAATTTTTAAGTTTGAATTTTAGCTTTGAATTATTATCACCTGATATAGCTCTTACTTTTATTCCTCCGGTTTCAACATAACCATCTGCAGTTTTTCTAGGTTCCATATTAATGTTCTTAGCTTCTGCAGACATTTGCTTAATAGCATCTGCCTTACCTTGCTCATAAAAATGATTAGCTATAGCATCAGGATTTGAAGCAGCAAATAAAGATTTATGAAATTCACCAGCGTTGGTAAGAAGATTATTCTTATCAACAAATTTATCGAAAACATTTCCTAAATTTTGTGATTCAACTTTTTTAGTATCATTAACATTGAAACGGTATTTTTTCTTTCCAACTTTGAAGTTAAAACCTTTAAATTCTTCGTTAAAAATTTTACTCGATTCTTGTTTAAAATGATCTTGTTGCCTCGCTAATAAATCATTAGCTGATTTTTGCTCTTTATTATATCGGTTAAAAAATTCTATTGCTTTTTGTTGCTCAGGAGCTAACTTAGAACCCAACTTGACTTCCTTGTAATATTGATCCTTAAGCCCATTTAAAAAGCCTTTAGCATTTGCAACCTCTTCTTTAAGAGCTAGTTTTTTTCTTCTCACATCTTTTTCATTATCTAATTCTTCATCTACTGAAAATTTATCTTCCATTAAAAATTGAATTTCATCATAACTAAGATGTGGTTTTGTTTGTTTATAATACTCTACTAATAAAGTATTATCTTCTACATTTGAATAATCCGCATTTAATCTAGCATAATCTTCTATACTTCCACCTGTTTCATTCATAAACTTTACTAAGTCTTGAATATTTTCAGGCAAATCTATTGAAGGCTCAGATTCTTGTGTTTCTTCTTCCTGTAATATTTTTTCTTGTTTCGGTGTGGGGTTGGGAGCCTCAAAGAAGTCATCCACTCTTCCCTCGTCAGTTGTATCTGTTTTAACTGTATCTGTTTCATCTTCTGTAACTTCTTCTACTATTGGTGTTTCTATTTTTTCTTCTTCGCGTACTCCTTGCAGTTCCACTTCGGCTTTTTCCCCAGTTTCTTCATTCTCGCTGCTTCCGCGTAGCACGCCATCCTCTGTTTTTTGTTCTTGAACGGCATCTTCTTTTGGTTTTTCTTCGTTAATTTTTGTTAAATCTACTTTATACATTCCAGACTCTTTATCAAAATTTGTTGATTTTTTCTGGACTTCTTGTTCTTTTTCTTGTATAGACTTTTCATCTGAGTCTAGTACTTTAGCTTTAATTTTTTCTGCCATAATAAAATATTATATAATTGTTAAAATGTTATCTTGGTTCAAATTGTTCTAAACCAAATCCGCCTAGATTATCAAAACCTGCAGATTCAAAATCTTTTGGCGGTTTACCAGTTTTTCTCTGGTCAATTAACTCGCTTTGTTGAGTTGCTTGTATTTTTGTTCTTTCGTCTTTTCGGTCTTCTTTATATTTGTCTTTATTTTTAATTACGTCTGCTTCGCGTTCTTTAAGCGACATGTTTAATTGAAATTCAAATTCCATTAATTCTTTTTTAATTGCTGCTTCTCTTTCAAGTTTTGCAATATCAAATTGGTTCTGTGCTTGAGCGATTCTAACTTTGCTTTCGGCTAAGCTTTGTTGTTTTTGCATATCCGCTGCTGCTGCTGCTTGAGCTGATTGCGCATTAGCTTGAGATTGCATTTGAATATTTTGTTGTGCTAAAGCCCTATCTGCTTCCTGTTTTTTCTTTCTTCTTAACTTTAACAACTGATTTGCTAATTTTAAATTTCTAATTTCTCTAACATCTATAGCATCTTCAAGTTCAATTTGTTTTTGAGCTAAAGCAACTTGTATATTATTTTCTAATAATTGTTTTTCTTCTGTATCAGGCGCTAACTCTAAAAATATTCCAAAGTCATGCAAGTGTAATTCTTTTATTTCTTCTAATGTTGCAACATCAAATTTACCTAATGATTGTATAAATGATTGATTAGTATTTCCATATTCTAATACATCAGAAATCCTTAAAGAAACCGATTCTGCTGTTTTTAATGTTACATATAATCCACCCTGTAGTATATGTCTTGTAGCTGTATTACTATTAGCCGCTGCTAATTTTTGTACACCAACCAAAGCATTTTTATCAGGTAGTGCTCCATCTCGTGCTTCATTCAATCCTGTAACATCTCTTAACATTTGTAAGTAATAATTATAGGATTGTATTAAACTTGCAATTTTACTATTACCACCGCTTGCTCTTAATTCTTGAATAGGCACTCTTCCCTGATTAAATTCACCGTCTTGATTCATTGATCTACCAATAACGGAACCCGTTTGAAAATACATATTCAACGCTTCTTGTGGATTGTAATTTGTACCATTACCTAAATCCACTTCAGCAATGCCGTCCGCATCTAGGAACACGCCGTCTGGTACCATTCTTGAAAGAACCTGCTGTAATTTTAGATGCGTTATTTGAATCATATCTGCAAATGTGGTCATTCTGCCGACTAATGATTCAGGCTTACCTTTATATATTCTTGGTGCTACAATATTATAACTCATTTGTACCTTTGTAATATCGGACTTTGGTCTTGTCATGTTAGTTGCTTTATTCCATCTTAACATCATATCATGACCAACTATCTTAGCACCTTCGTATAAACATTCAATTGAACGATTTACTTTTTCAAATCTTGCTCTTGCATCTTTTGGTGGATCAAAGAAATCTGTTTTTTCTATTGCTTTATCAGCACCTGTTGCCGTTTGTTTAATTTTATAAACTTGATTTTCAAAAGTTTTATATTCAAAATATAATATTTGAACGTAATTTTTATCTTGATCTAAAGAATCACTGTATGCTTTTCTAGATATTCTATTACCACCTTTGTTTTGTATATCTTCAATGTCTTGATTACTTAATTGAGGAAATTGTTTTTTAAGCTCCATAATTGAAACTTTTCTTATTTCTCCTACATAATATATATCATCAAAATAAGGTGATTCTGTATATGAATATACTAAATCAGCCGGGTCTACGTATTCTAATTTTATTCCTTCCGCTGTGTTAAAGCTATTTTTAATACAACCAATACCTAAAACACATATATCGTAATCTAATCTTTTCTTTAATAAATTATATTTATTTGATAAAAACACATTATCAATAGCTTGTTCTTGTGCAATTTCTATAGATTGTTTATAGTTTAATTGCATATGAAGATTTAATTCTTCAGGATTTTCAGGTATAGATGCAGGATCATTTGATAATGTTCTCACTCCTAAAGCTTCCTCCATTTCCATTGCAAATTGTTTTGCATACATATCATTTAGCATATCTTGAACAAACTGCGTTCTTTGTTTAGAAGCGGATTCATCAACTGAAAATGCTTTTAAATTATATGTTCTTTCTTGTATTCCATTTACAACTATATCTACAAACTTAGGTATAATAGGAACTGGTTTCCAATCTAAATTTAAATATGACAAATCACCATTAATAGATAATTCGTCTTTATATTTTTGTATACTCTGTTCTCCTCTTGCATATAACCTTAGTCTATGAAACTGGTCTCTATTTGCAAAATAACGTGTACTACCTGAATCTTTTTTAAACCATTCTGATTCTATAGCTTTTGCAACTTGCAAACCATATTTTAAATCAGCTTTCTCAGCGCTAGGAACTGCCTGGCTTGGAAAAGAACCTTTTGTTACTACTTTTGACATCTATTGTATTATTTTTGAAATATTTCCTTTGTTATTGTATTTAGCAAAACTAAAGTTAACTTTACTATTTAATTGTTTTATTTGTTTAGGTACGTATAAATTTTTATTACAAGCCATGATTGCTAACCCAGAGCTTATAGCTGCATCAAATTTTGTTCTTTTATTTATATCAAATTTTGACCAATCATTTAATGTTTCATTAAAATACATATTTCCATGAGAGCCGTCTATTTTAATTCCAACATGTTCGTTTATATAGCTTTCGATTGCTGAAGCATGAGCCTGCCTTATATCTTCACTTGAGTTTGGTATACCACCTATTTCTTTTTCAGCAACAGATAGTTTATTCCAAACTTTATCAGGTCTATTCATTGAATAACCCCTATAGCCTCTTCTTTTTAAATAATATAATAATCTTGGTTTATTATTTTCTGCTAATATTGGCATGCCGTAAAACACTAAAGCCATTAAAACATCTTCAAAAAACATTTCAGCTGTTTGCGGTCTAGCTATATATTCAAGAAAAAATTGATTAGCAGGAATATTTTCCATACTAAATTTAGTTAAACCGTGTAAAGAGCCTTTAGAGCCTTTGCCGTCTGTTGTTCCTGATATATCATAGCTATCACAACCAAACGCGCCCATATGTTCATTACCAGGATATTTTATATTATTCTTTAATAATATATTGTTTTGATATTTTAAATCTGGTACCCAACTAACTTTAAATCTCCCATTTGGATTTGGTGTAAATTGTACTTTAGAATCTTTAATACCGTTTTTCCAAGAAAAAGTACCTTGCGTTAATAGCGCATTATATTTAGCTTCTTCATTAAAATCTATTTGCTCATAAATTTTTGCTAAATTAAAAATACTATTTTTTGTTTCATCTCTAAAGGCATGCTCTTCTGTTCTAGGGAATTGTCTATAAAATTCATTTAAAGCGTCTTGATCTCCTTTTAAGCCTTCAACTTCGTTTTCCCAATGTTCAATAACCCCGATGCCAATATATTGCCCGTAATTATCTTGAACTTCTTTTTCTGGTGTATTGAATACAGGTAATCCAAAAGAATCAATGAATCCCTCGAAGTTCCACTCCATAGGTATGAACAAACTATATAGTCCCGAGCGAGTCTGTCCATTGCGGTTTCTTTTTGTAACATCTGAGTCATTATATAATTTTTTAAAGTTCCCACCGCCTTTATCTAATGAGTTGCTTGTTGAACCCATCATACACTTTCCTATAACTCGACTACCTAATCTAAGCGTTGTCTTAGTGACCCTCCAGTTGTTGAGGATGTTCTCGGGCCTCTCCCATTTGCCTGCTTCGTCGTGGACAAGGAGTGCAAGTTTTTCACCGTCATAGGAGTTGTCACCGGTGTTTTTCCAATCGATGGTGGTGTCCAATCCCTCGAGCTCCTCGGCCCTTTGCTTCGAGAGTAATTTCTTACGTGTAAATTTACTTGCGGGTACACGATATGCCAATTCGGTTTTGGGTCTATCCATACCGTCTTGTATTGGTTTAAAAAAGAATGGGTAGTTAACTGATATGGGTACCACCTTATCAGTGAACATTTTTTTTGCGTCAGCTCCAGACTTGGATAAAATCCCGTACCTAGCATCACTTGATATGGTTGCCAAATTAACAACTTCTCCTGATGCCATAAATGAAAACCCAGATCTTCTGTTTTTAAGATAGCACATTCCATAAGATCGCTCGTCCGCTTTACAGGCTTCCCAGAATAAAAAGAATAATCTGTTTGCTTCTCGAAACTCTGGCCTGCCAACATCAATCTTGGTCCACTGCAAGTACATGTAATGAGTACCAGTAATATAAGTATCAACCCCTTTATTACTGAACCAATACCCTTGTTCCCTTTTAGTAAACTCTTCATCTATATAATTATGCCACTTATTTTGAAATTCAACCGGTAAATCTTTCCAGTCAAATATTGTTTTAATCGCCTTTAATTCTTTAGGCAAAGGAAATACTTCCCATTTGTTATTACCTTTAAAAACATTTTTAGGTTTTGGTAATGCTATCCGCAGATTTTGGATTTCATATATTTCACCAATTTCACCAGTTTTTGATATAACGATAATATCGTGCTCTTTATTATATCCATATTTCCACTTTTTAGACTTGTTTAATCTTTTTATTGTGTTTATTTTAACAGGTTCTATAACCTTATATAAACTTTGTTGATACATTATTTTGATCTTTTTTCTGCAAAACCTTTAAATGTATCTTGCTTTTGTTCAATTGTTTTACCTTCTAATAATGCTTTTTCTTCTTCAATTCTGTTTAATATTTCAAATGCATCAAATATTGCAAGCTTTTTTGTTGCCGCCGCATTTTTTAATCTATCTGCGGAAATATCGTCTTCAGTTTCTACTATAGGTTCTTTAGCAACTTTAATAAGTTCTTTTACAGCTTTATGTCCAGCTTGGATTATATTCTGTTTCGTTTCCTTTACGTTCATATTTAATAGTTATAAATTTAGTTAATACTCTATATAATCTTTCGCCATCAATAATGAATTCGTATTCACCACTGGGCATAAATCCAACCAAATCATTAACTTTAATTTTGTTAAAATTTTTATTTAAATATTTAACTATACCTCGTAAAGGTATTTCTTTTTCTATAATATTATTTGATTTAATTGGTTTTATAAAACAATAATCTTTTGGTGCATACCATATATTATTTCTTTTATATAAAAATATTTGATCTGCTGTTACAAAATATTTATTTTCTTTCCAGTAGCTTCGACTATTTTTTTCTATACCCTTAGCATCATGAAATCTTCTAAAAACATTATGGTGTACAATTACTTCATCGCCAACTTTTATTTCAGTTTTTTCTGATTTAGGCAATGCTGTCACTATACCGACACGACTAACATATCGATGATCAGCTAATTCTGAATTAAGAATTAACTCTGTACCATCGATATATTTTTTATTGTTGTATCTTTCTTGTTTTGGTTTGATTATAAAATTAAATATACTCTGCATTAATATTCTAAATTATACTCAACTGCAATAGCCATATTTTTATTAAAATCTTTCCAAGGTAAAACTTCTTTACCTTTTTTTATAAAAATTGAAAATTTATCAGATTGTTCAACTATTTCAGAAATAGTATGGCCGCCATAAACTTCTTGGCCAACAGAATAATGCATTGCATCATTTTTATAATCTTTACCTATGCTGATTTTTCTTACCAGTGACATGATTGTTATTCTGTGGTTTTAGCAACTTCCTCTACGTCCTTAAAAGTACCGTCTTGTAAATTAACAGTAACTTTACCATATTGCTCTTCTAAATTATTTTGTAATTTATTAAGATCGCTTTGAAAATTGTTAGAGGCATGCAGTAGTTGGTGTTTTTGCATTTCAATATTACCTAGCTGAGCAGCTGCATTATTTATTTTAGCTACTAATTCTTGTAATTCTTTTAATTGTTCTTTGGTTATTTTATTTTCACTCATTGGTTTTAATTTTTAAATATTTAATTATACTATATTTTATTAATTACTTGTTTTACAGGTTTTCTAAATTAATTATTCACCCGCAAAAGGACTATTGTATGTTTTAGAAACAGGATTCTTTTTTAAATCTATATCTTTTTTAATAGTTGCTTTTAAAGCATCCACGTCTAAACCAGCTTCTAACCATCCAATTATATCTGATTCTTTTAAATCAGCATATTCTGTAAAATTATCTTTATCAAAATCTACAGAATGAGTTCCAATCATATTATCAGTATAATCGCCTTCTGACCCATTTAAACCGTAATGAACAGTATAAATAACATCGGATTTACCTTCGTGAGATATATGCACATCTAATGCATGTATATTCCATTTATAAGTTATTGCCATTTTTTATTTGTTTTTTAAGTTGTTCTATTTCTGTTTTTAATTCTTTAACTGCTTCAATTAAATATCCAGTAAGGTTACCGTAGGCAACACTTAATGTACCGTCATTATCAGTTACTAATTCTGGTGCTATTTTTTGTATTTCTTGCGCTATAACACCACTACTATCTTTACCGGTATCTTTTCTAGTAAAGCTAACACCGCGCATATTGTATACTTTAGAGCCGTCTAAAGTTTTGATATTTTCTTTTAATTTTATATCTGAAAAAGCTACAACATCACTTGACGCTAATACAGACCCTGTAACGTGAAGTTTTTGAGATGGCGATGTATTTCCAATACCTATATTTCCAGTGTTTGCAATAACTAAATTATTACTAACATTATTTGATCCAAAAGACATCTGACCGCTATCTCTATTATATATAAAAGCATTTGTTCCTGATTTTGTAATTAATAAAGCATCAGCTGTACCTGTGCCATTATCACGATCAGAAAGATATATATCACCAGAACTTCCTGTAGGCCCTACTACATGAAGAGTACCTCCTGGCGAAGTTGTTCCAATTCCTACTCTACCGTCACTATTAATACGCATTCTTTCGTTATTTTGGCCATTTGTAGCAAAAATAATAGGTGCCGCCGCGTCTGTTCTTATAACTATACCTCCTGTTGCAGCCCCACCAGCAACTAATAATCCACTTGCAGCTATGTTTGTGCCACTAGCCGCGCTAAAAGAACTGTTTAAATAATGTAATCTAAAAAATTTATTGTTGGCTGCATCTTCAGCTAATGTAAGCTGTGATAAACTTGTTGCTGTGCTATTTGTTAAATTTACATTACCTGCAAAAGTTGCTACACCTGTTTCTGTAATGTTGAATAAGTTGTTTGTATTAACACTTGTTGTATTGCTATTTATTCTAAATACTTCACCAGTTGAATTTGCGTCAGAATCTATGTTTATAGTTAATGAAGCTCTTGCATTTATTACTCCATCTGCATTACCGTTATCGTCTAAATCTAAAACACCATTCACTGATATTAATTTGGCGGCAGTCAAAGTACCTGCAAAAGTTGCGCCTGTTCCATTTAAGGTTAATACATTAGAATTATTAATACCAAATAAGTGCTGAGAACCTGTTGGAACATTATAAAACCAAGTACCTGCTGTTCCATCACCACCTATCCACCTATCTGATGCACCACCTGTGTTCCCTGATGTTCCCTCTACGCTTAAATAACCATTTAATAAAACATTACCTGCAAAAGTTGCGCCACCAAGAACATTTAATGGTGTTGTAGTATCTCTATTTATGTAAACTAAATCTGTATTATCATTAGCACCAATTCTACCTCTAAATTCTAATCTATCATTTGTGCCATTGTAATTTAAATCAAAATTTTGGAAACCACTTACTTCTGAAAATACTATTTGACCACTTGGGTCAGTGTTTGAACTGCTATCAAGAAAAGTTAGTTTTGGGTCAGATTTGGAAATTAGAATATCACCCGCAAATGTTGCAGTATTATTACCATCTAATCTTAATGCTGTATTAAGAGCTGAACCATCGTATGTTTGAAAACTTAATGAATAGTTATTTACTAAACCCTCAACTATTCTTGCGTCCCCATTAGCCCAATCTACAAAACCACCTGAAGGTAAATTAAATCCATCAGTTCCTGTTAATATAAAATTTGTTGCCGTAACAGCCCCCGTGACGCTAATTCCTGAACTTGTCGTTTCTAATTTTTTGCTATTGTTGTGGTATAGTTCTACTGCACCACCACCTCTACTAATAATAGAATTTGCTCCTGAATTTACTTCGATAAATATATCATCTGCTGAACGCAAAACTAAATCATCAACCTTTGATTCTACAAAAGCATCTGTACCATCTGAATATATCTCTAAATCATTTCCTGCACCGAACTTTAATTTTTTACTATCTGCTAAACTTACATCACCTGCAAAAGTTGCGTTTGAACTTGTGTCTATTGAAAATGCAGTTGACGCAGGAGAGCTATCACTTGCTT